GAACCCGTTAGCAGCATGTATGAGCAAGGCCGCATACATCACGTCGGCGTCCTCGCATCATTAGAAACACAGATGACAAGTTGGACACCCGACGACCCAAAATCACCAGATAGACTAGACGCGCTTGTCCACGCGCTTACCGAACTGATGGAAGGTAACAGCGCACAAGCGTATTTGCGTGCTATCGCTGTAGTATGTTCATGCGGATACCCCAACACGCGAGGCAGTACGATTTGCGTACATTGTGGGCTTGAGTTGAAGGCGGTCTAAGTGGGTTGGCGTGAGAACGTAGCGAAGGCACTCAACCTGCCTGCCGGTACTACGACGCAGACAGAACAGCAGATCGCTTCACAGGTCCCCGCATCGGGCACAACCGCTACAGCGATGGAGCGCCGCGCAGAGGACTACGTTGTTCCGTTCGCACCGGGACGCCCACTTGTTCCCTCGCTGATTAACCCACCGCTGGATAGTGGACGTGCAGCACCACGCCGCTACGAGTTTCCTGTCGCGTGGAACTTGCAGATCACGGAGCAGCGTGTTGTTCCGTTCCGTTTGTTGCGGGAAATCGCTGACGGTGCTGATCTGGTGCGTAAGTGCATTGAGGTTGTGAAGTCAACGCTGTCCGGTATGGATTGGGATATTTCACTGTCACCTGAGGCGACAGAACGAATCATGTCCGAGGGTGCGACACGCGGTGGTCACACAGTCGCTATGCGTGCTGCCCGTGACCAGTTGCTACCAGAGATTTCACGGTGCCGCGATTTCTGGTCAATGCCCGACCGAATTAACGGGTTGTCGTTTCCTGAGTGGGTCGCTATGGCGATTGAGGAAATGCTTGTTATTGACGCGCTCACCATTTACCCCAACGCGACATTAGATGAGAAGAACCTGCACTCGTTAGAGATTCTTGACGGTGCAACGATTAAGCCCCTGTTGGATGATCGTGGCGGTAGGCCGACTCCCCCACATCCCGCGTATCAGCAAATCCTGTGGGGTTTCCCGCGTGGAGAGTTCACGGCGTCCGCTGACGCTGACGGAGAGTTCACCGCTGACGATTTGATTTACGCGCCTCGTACTCGCAGGCCGTGGACGCCCTACGGATACAGCGCGGTAGAACGCGCCTTACCTGTCATTGACTTGTATATGAAGCGTCTGCAATGGCTGCGTACAGAGTTCACCGATGGTGTAACACCGGACATGCTTATTAAGACTGACGCGACTTACGGCGATAACCCTGAACTGTTGCGTGCTACGAACGGATCATGAATGACGATCTTGCTGGGAAGTTGGAGCAGCGTCGCAGGGTCCGTATGTTGGCTGACGGCATGGACCCCGTGTTCCCGCCATCACCTGACGCAAAGTTCCGACCAGAGTTTGATGAGTACCTTGTCCGTCAAGTGTGTTCACATTTCGGGGTTATGCCTACGCAGATCGGTTTCTCACCGAAGGGCGGTCTTGGTGGTCACGGAGTGCAGAAAGGCGAGTCCGACACTAACGAACTGCAAGGTATTAAGCCTGTAGTCATGTGGCTTACTGATCTCCTNAACCAGTTGTCGTACCGATTCCTGAACATGCCGCGTGACCTCTCGTTCACGTTTACAGCAGACACGATCGACAACGCCTCGTCGGAGGCTGAACGTCGGCAGATGCAAATGGCGTCCGGTCAGATCACGATTAACGAGGCTCGCGGAGAACTAGGTTTGCCGCTGTTCGATTTCCCTGAAGCAGATATGCCGATGTTGCCTAACAATCTTGTTCCCGCTGCTGACGTTCAAGAAGTGATAGCGGAAGCACCACCCGCACCGGTGCCTAATGATCCGTCGGCTACTGAGGATGAAGCCGGTACACCGGATATGACGACACCGGATAAGTCGATGAACCCGACTGTTATTGAGTTGGCGGCGTTTGCTAAGTGGACTAAGGGCAGTCGTAAGCGTGTGTTCATGTTTGAGTTTCTTGACGCGCAAAAAGGTGCGGCACTAAACGCGCTAGCAAAAAACGACCCTCAAGCCGCTAGGGAACTGGCTAACGCCCTCAAGGCAGGTGGTGGCGGGGGGCGAGCCGAAACCCCGCATATGGGCGGGGGGCGAAAAGCGGCAGGAACTAACCTCCCTGTACGCGGAACGGCTGCGGGATTCGCGTGGAGCCGTTGACGCACGCTCGTTAGCGGAAGCGTTCACTCAGCACAACCCGCACAATCCTGTTGATTGGGTTGCACATCGACTTGCTAATTTGCTCGGGGATCGGACTGCTGACGTTCTCCGCGACTTGTATTACGAGGCAGGGTGGGCTGGTATCGCAGCGGGAAGATTACAGGTACGTTCAATTGCACGAAAAATGGTTACGAAATCCGAAGTTGATTGGGAAGGCTGGACGCCCGGTAACCCTGAGGCTGCCGCGAAACTGATTGGCACAATAGATGCGCCGGGATTAAAAAACCTTCTGGACGGCGCTAACGTCACGATCAACGGGATACAGCAAACACGTTACGACGAGTTGGCTGGAATCTTGGCGCGGTCTGTCGGCTCCGGTTTGGGTGTCGATGAGACAGCAAAAATGATTGACGAGTATTTCAGTAAGGGTATGGATTGGGCTGAGGTTGTTGCTCGTACCGAGACTGCACGCGCTGTTACTGCTGGCACTTTAGATTCTTACGCTGAGGGTGGCGTAGAGCAGGTTGAATGGTTGACGGCTGATGGTGGTTGCGAGATTTGCGGAGAGTTTGAGTCTATGGGCGCTGTTCCGATGGATGATGGTTTTGGGGATGTTGAGGGACCACCGGCTCACCCGAATTGTCTTTGCACGCTGCTACCTGTTGTTGTTTCGGATTTTGTTGCTCCGTCTAGTGATGATGCGGTAGATGAAGTTGATGAGTTGGCGGGCAGTGAAGGTGTGACGGAAGATGTCACTCAGAATGAACTTGTATCTATTACACCTACTAGCGCCGCTAATCACGATTTCAATTATTTTATAGATAATGATTATGAGCGATTAAAAGAAATCGGTCGTGAGTTTAAAAGTTTATCTATTCAAAGAAATGAAACATTTGAATATGTCAATGAAGAACTAATGATGAAGCAAATCCTTAAAGATCAAGGATTTGCAGATTTACCAACTGTTGTTGATTCTGAAAAGTTTGAAAAATTACGCGCTGACACTGATTACAAGTATTTAGCGCGTGGCGTTACTGGAAAAACGCAAGCACAGGCTGACGCATACGCAGAGTCTTTCCGTTCAGGTGATCTGTATGCAGGACGTGGAATGTTTGGCTCGGGCACTTACGCTTCAGACAACTCTGATGTTTTGGAACATTTCACAACAATGACAGCATCGGCGAAAAGCAAGGCGGCGGCGCTGCAATCGAAATGCTAATTAAACCGGACGCAAAAATTATTGACTACGCGGATATTTATCCGCAAATGTCTAAAGATACTATTAAGCGTAGTTCCTATTTCAATGACGGCGACCCACTTTATGTTATTCAAGATCGAGGTCGTTGGGCCGCCGCTAACGGCTATGACGTTATTAGAGTTCCTAATCCAGAGATAGATGGAAAACCTATTGACTCTGATTATTGGATTGTGCTTAATCGAACCTCAGTAATTGTGAAAGAGGGAAAGTAAATGGGAGTCAAAGAGTTTGCGGAATTAGATCAACGCGTAGGGGTTATAAGGTATTTGCTTTCATTTCAATATCAAGAGGATTTGATTAAAGCGGTTTTGCGTGCTGGTTCGATTGAGCGTTTGGAATCGCCCTATATTGAATGGATTAACGACACTTCAACAATCCCTAGTTACGCATTAGAAATCGAATCAAATAACAATAAGTCTGCTGAATCTGCAATCACCAAGGCTGGCCGTAACGCAATCGACGTAGCGTTAGCAAAACTAGACGACATACCGATGGTGGACGACAAGCACATCGTTGTCCCGTGGCCGATAACGGAACGCCCGAAACTTGACCCCGAAGTGTGGGAAGAATCCGAAATCAAGTCCGTTACCATCGCTGATCTGTACGCGTCACAAGAACTGTTGACGAANGAACGCGTNNTTTTCTTTATTGAGAATCCCGGCGCGATTGAGTTAGGGCGTCGTGCGTTTGCGAATGTGTATGATTTGGGTGAGCGGCTTGTGATTGTTGACGGGCATCACCGCCTAGCAGCCATGTGGCTTCTTGGTGCCGACGCAGCGAACGTCTGGTTTCTGGAGGAATAAGTGGCCGTTGTCTCTAAGCAGATAAGCATCCCTACTAACGCTGCGACTCTGTTGTTTACGCAACAGTGCAAGGACGCGAACAGTTGGCAGGTGTCAATCTACAATTATGACGCCACCATTAAGGTTGGGCTGGGTGATTCTGCAATGACGCGCACGACGGCAGGGCATCAAATAGCA